ATGCCATAACCAGGATGAGCAGCTAGCCAAGAAATTAGGTATGCGTCACTGGTAGTGTACTCGCCTTTGCCCTCTCCTGGTGGCTCGATGCCGCCTGAAAAGTCTATTTGCGTATTGTCAGGTTTTGTTAGTACAAGGTTCTTGCGCCTGCTGAAAAAAGTAGTCATGCTTATTCACCCCGCTTTATACAGGAATGCCGGCAGCTCTGGCGGCTACAGTAGTTTGGCTGCCGTCTACAGATGCTTTGATCTGCACAACTACATGCGTGTAGTAGTCACTCCAACTGATAGCCTTCTTTCCGTCCGCTGCCACCTCTACTTCCGCTTGAATCTCAACATCGTAGTTCTCCCCATCCACACTGCCAAGCACCTTCACTTTGGCGGCGTTGGCAACCCCTGTGTTATGAACAACAAGCGTGCAAGACTTGAGATGTTCTTTGTCCCAAGGAGTTCCGAGATTTTTATAATCGTTTGTAGTTGCCTGCTCTGCCCAAGCCGCGGTACTGCACCTAGCTGCCAATATTTGCATATCAATACCCCCAAGCCAGGAACCGTACTGCGGTGAGCGCCGATTGATCTGCTTTACTGGTTTCTACCAATACGCCTCCGGCTGCGTTCGCCTCCATGATCTTGACCTTACTGTTATCGTAATCGTACTCGAACACATACCCCGCCTTCGGCTCGAACACAATACCAGCCAACCTAGCAGGGAATACGTCTGTAAGCAATAGTTCTTCGCCACCTGCTGGGTATTGGTTATCGAACGTGACGGAACCAGGAACTACTTTAAGCCGGTCTATACCAAAACTATGTACTGGAGATAAACCGGCACTGTTGCCGAACTCTAAGCTGCGCTCCATGTTTAATCACCTATCCCTTCGTTTTGGGGGCTGGTCGTTTTTTGCTGGTCGGTGCTTTGGGTTTCACAGAAGCAACATTAACCGCCGAAGGTGGCGGTACAGGTATAAAGTTATCTACTTTTGGTGTCGGAGTGATTGGTGGAACCTGTATATTCGTAGCAGGTTCCTTGCACGTCTCCTTATCTGCAGATACGAAGTCTACACCGTAGTAGCGTGATTTTAGAAGCGCATCCTTTATACGTTCCTCTGATAGCCCTGTTTGCCTAGCTGCCGTAGAAACATCTAATACACCAAATGCAAACCGTAGTGTTCTATGTCCGCCAGGAACATCTATGGCAATCGTGTAATCGCTATACTTACTGGTGAATATCATCATGCACCCCCCTGTCTTAAAAAAGAGGCTGACCGATATAATTGGCCAGCCCCTTCTCAAGTCTAGCAGTAATAAGTTACGAGCCGCAGTTTTTGATGATAGAGTGACATTTTTCTACCTCAACTTGCAAGGAGAACTTGGTGCGGTACTCATCTCTCCAACCGTCGGCATCTTTGGACTGAATGTCGGTGAATAACTTGGTGTCCCTGCCTTTCACTGGCCGGAATCTGATGTGGCGCATATCGCAGAGAACGCCCATGTCAGCGTAATCATGCTCGAATGTCTGCGAAGGCACGATGTAAACCCGCCCGTGGAAGGTTTGGATGTAGTTTAGCTTCAGACCATACGTTGTTTGCCCGGAATTGGTTTGAATCTTGCTGGCTGCGAAATCATTGATTAAGGAACCAACGGTGGACCCGCAAACCAACACCTTAGACTTAGAACCGTACTTGAAGCCCATTTTAGTGAAGTCGTTCCACTTCTTTTCGGTCAACAGACCGCCTGCGTCATAAGAATTGCTTGTGATGAAGTTCAGCAACCCGCCGCAAGTGAAGCGTTTATTAGTCGTATCCTTCTTTTTCTCGCCGAAGATAATGGTACGCTCTAAACCCATGCGATGCTCCAACAACTTCAGCCTGCGTAGCCGCTTGCGCTCTGATTCACTGGTAACGATATCGGACACCGCCGACAAGTCGGATTCGTCAAATGGTGTACGGTATGTTTGTACGTAGTTTTCCCTCTCTACTGGCTGAGAGATTTTCGCAGCAGGAACAGTAGAGAATTCCTCCATTGCATTCGCTAACAACATTACCCAGTCGTCATCTAACAACGCTGCTTTGCCGGTTGTACCGTACTCCCTCACTACTGTTAGTGTTTTGGTATCATGGTCAACATCGGTTATGAGCATCTGTTCACCGGTACGTGCTACTTTGAGCATGTCTTTAGCAGCGAATATGGTCGAATCATCCACTATCAAGTCGGTGGCTGCGTTATTGTACCCAGCAGCATTGTTGATTTGTGTCCACCAACCGCCGGGACGATCATCCCACCAGACTAGGTTCCAATGATTAGCCATGAGGCGCTTGGAACGCATCAGCATGACCATAAACGCCGATTCCTCGGGGAACTCCATTGCTATGCGCTTAGTTACGTCTATACCTTGCCGCCTGGCGGTAATATCTGATGTGTAAACTGGCATCGATTTTCACTCCTTCGTCGTTAGGGAGTGTGGCGGCTGGCAACAAAATAAAAAACCTGCCTAAGTTGGTGGGTTAAGCTATAGTTACCATTCGCCTTAATCCCATTCGCTCCTAGCAGTCATAGGCCCTAAAGCCTCGTCTACTAGAGCGTCATTATCGGTTTTTTTGACGTTTTGCGTATTGCCTTGTGGCAATCTAGCTGCTTGCTTTTGCGTTTTAGCAGTCTGTGCGACTGCAGATTTGGTTATAGCATCCAGTTTAACAGCCTTATAAAGCACCTCGAACGCATCCGGTGCATTTAGTACGCCGGGACTAGCTGCAACACGTTTCCGCATTTCGTCCTTATATTGTTCGAAGTCCGGGTATTTAGCTGCTAACGTATCAGCTTGTTGCTTATACGCCGATTCTAGCTGATGTACCATCTGCTGCTGCTGGTAAGACCGCATAATAGGTTGCAGTGGCGCTATCATGTTCTGCATGGCTTGGCCAATCACAGCGCGCTCCTGTGCTACGCGCCTATTTACCAGCTCATCAATGACAGCTTCTGGGTTCTCGGCTAGCCTCTCCCACATTTGTTCGGGTGTTTTCGGTTGTATCTGCTGTTGCGCAGGAACCGACTGTTGACCGTACATTTGTGGTTGCTGTGCGCCGGGAGTTAGCTGCTGTTGGGGTGCAGGTATGTTGCCCTGCAGTATCCCTGTTAGCATCTGCACTTGTTGGCGCAGAATACCTAGCTCCTGGCTTTGCCGCCCAAGGGTAGATTGTAGATTCTCGTGACCTTTTTGGGCTTCGTCAAGCGATCTGTACTTGCCGAATATCAGTGGGTCAGGCTGTTCTTCCGTTTCCGGTTGTACTGTCTCCTCCACATTTGGCTCCGGTTGTTCTTCTTGTGGTTGCTGCTGTTCTTCTCCAGAGGCCTCCTCAGTGGTTTCCCACCAATTGTCGGTAAGCTCGTCGGTCTCTGCAGGGTATCCCTCTATAGGGGCCTGCTCCGGTACGTCTGGCTCGTATCCCAATGCACGATCTGCATCGAGGGAGTCGGGTGTACGTACCTCGTCACCGCGTTGTGTCATGTTTATCGCTCCTTATCTTTTTGTGCCAGCGTGAAGCTGACATGGTCGAATAGCCGCTTAATGCCGCGTATCTCTCCTTGGAGGACGGCGATCTTAGCGGTATCCGTGGGATCTACATTAGTTAGCTGATCTTTTCGGTTATCAACCTGTGCTAGTGCCCAGGTGTTAAGGATATCCCAGCCGTGACAGGCTACCACCTCCTGTAAACTGGCTATTTCTTCATCGCTGTATTTCATACTGGAGCACCACCTCCGGTCATTGGAGGCATGCCTTGCATAGGTGCACCTTCCATTGGCATGCCTTGAGCTTGCGGATGTATCATTTCAGGAGGCATACCTTGCGCCATGTTCGACTGCTGCTGTTGTTGCTGCTGAGCCATTGCTTGTTGCATCAGCTCTTCCCAGGGGATGACAATCTTAGCCGGGTTGCGTAAGTCAAATGTGTCAACCAGGCTGCGGAATAGCTCGTATCGGTTCGCATATGGTATGTTGAGCTTCCAGACGACTTCCATGAGTTCTTTGTACTGTTGGCGGCGCACTTCTCGATTGGCAGCCGGGTCAATGTTGCTGCCGGCAGGCCGGTAGTCGTACTCGCCGATGATTTCGCCAGGTGCCACTTGCTGCCATTGCGCCATTTGCTCGGCGCCGAACATCTGCACCCAGCGATGATCGTCTATAAACTGCTGATTGTTGCAATCCATCAGCATAGCTAACCGTTTTATCGCCATCTCTTGATATAACGCAATCTTGACTTCGAAGCGGATGCCTGCATTACTCTGCTTAGCCATGATCTCTGTAGCCGTCTCTTGGCTGCCGCCGGATACACCACGCACCACAGGCGCAACGCCGAGCGCATTTTCGATGTCACTCTTGATGATGCTCTCTTCTTGATACGCCGTCATAGGTACATTTTGCATAGGCATATCTGTTATGTCATCGAAGTTGTCAACCTCTATGATGCCGCCTGGTTTGCGTATTAGTTGGTCGGGGTCGATATCGGCGTCACGTCTGATTTTGCTCATAGGCACAATACCAAATGACACAGCGTCAATCCGCTGGTTGCGTGTCGTATTAAGTTCGTGCGCCATGCCCTCTATGATCTGCATGGCAGATATGCCGTAAGGCCTGCCGTGTACAGGGTCGTAACTAGCAACGATATAAGGCTTCTTGCCGTGCCTCCAATAGGGATTATCGCCCCAGTACACTAGTACCTTTCGGTTGACGATGATGCCAAGGTTCTCGTCAGTCCAATAATGCAATATTTCAATAGGTTTGCCTGGCCTCTCGCCGTCTCCCCAGTGCTCGCTAGTGGCGTCTATGCTAACGCCTACCGACGTCATACGCTGCCACAAGCCGTCGTCGCTCACCATACCGCCGTTTTGCTCTATAGTGTCCCAGTCGACAGAGAACACCTTGCCGCTACCTGTATCTTTTAGCAGTTGAAGCTTAGCATCTAGCTGGCTCCTGGTCGCTATCTCACGGTGAAAGAAAAAGCGCGCCTCGTCGATGTCGCTGAATAGTGGGTCGCACCACTGATCTTCCCAGGCCACAACCTGCAGTTCGTTGTCATCCCATACGGGGACGGTTTCTTCCACTTCGACCAGTTCGGTCTGCTGCTGTCCAGTCATTGGATCTATGACAGGCACTTGCGTTATGGCCGGTAGTCCAGTCATAGGGTCAGCCGTGACCGCCATCATCATCACCGGCTGTTCTACCCGTCGTCTTACCTTACGTTCCTCGTATCGCCAGCCTACAGCCATCACCGCAGCTGGCAACACCAGGAAATTGGTGACGAAATCGTACCATTTGCGCAGGATGCCGTTGCGCTCTAGCTGCCCGTCTACAAGTGCCGCTGCTAGGCCCGCCTTGCGCTCGTTGGCCTCGTAGGTCTCCCTATCCAGCTGCGCATTACCGCTAGGCAGGGGCAGAAAGTCCAGGTACGGACGCTGCCCGAAAAAGCTTTTGACTAGCCGCGCTCGCAGTGCGTCTAGTATCTCATACGGGCGCGGCACGTGTATATTGCTGCGACCATATCGCGGGTCGTCCTCGGCTAGCTGCTCGCGGTAGCCCTCATATAGCTGCCACCATGACTTGGCCCGCTCGTCGTACTGCCGCCGGTAATCGTCAGCGTATTGAAACCGACCTAGGATTAGGGCGGTTAGCTGGTCTTTGTCCATTGGTGCACCTTTGACAGTCTGCACCGCTCCTGGTGTGCTGTCGGTCGTGCTACTCACTATGTCCCAGGTAGCCACGTCATCACCATCCTGTCTGGCTGCTCACTACTGGCCGTGCAGCCTGTCGGCGTCGCCTAGCCCGCCGCCTTTGCTCCTGCGGGTCTAGAGATTGGCGCGGTGGTCTACTCATGATGCCATAGCGTAGTGCCTCCGGCCCGTGATCCTCACATGCGTCATCTACATCCTCGGGGTTTTTGTCGTCGTGTATCAGCCCCGGCAGAGTACGTATTAAGTTACGGCAGTCGGATGAGATACGCAGGCCCGCCGCTGGCTCGCCGTACTCGTCGGGTGCGACTGCTAGCCACTCACGCAGCTGCCTCCACCCAGGTACACGCCTATGATCGGCAGGTGTCAGGCCGTGTAGCCCAGCGGCTGCCATAGTCTCTGCGCCGCTCTTGCCGCGGTCTTGCCGCCTATTCCAAAGGTCGGGCGATGCCACCGTATAGCTGATGCGCTCATCATCCGGTGTCAGCTCCAGGATGCGCTCAGCCGCCTGCGAGAGATTGAGGTCGCTCTGGTACAGCTCACGATACACCCACAGGTTGCCGCTGCCGTCCACTGCTAGCCAGTAGCAGGCCGTACAGTCCAGTCCATAGTCAAGCGCCCGGAATTTTCGCCACCACTCCGGCACCACTAAGGGCGACACTACATGCACATCGCGCCGCCACTCCGGGTAGTACTGGCCGGCATATGTGTCCCAGTCACCATACAGTAGCTGCCGCCGCTCCACCTCCGGTAGACGCTCCAGCCGCTGCTGGTAGGCCGGGTCTCGCTCTGTGAGCGCCGCGTTGTCGCTGAGTAGGGCGGGCACGAAATAATGGCGCTCGTACTGGCCCTCCTCGACCTCGACGGTGTGCACCTGCTCCGGCGGGCCGACGTCAACGAACTCTTGCTTGAACCAACCGTGCCCGATGCCGCCGGGGTTGGTGCCAAGCGCGCAAAAAGGCGTCACGCCTGGCCGTGTCGCGCGGTTGCGCGACAGTAGATAGCGCAGCTGAAACCGCTCGAATTGTGTTGCCTCGTCCAGCAGCAGCAGGTCAAACTGCTGCGATTGGTAGCTGTACACGTCGTCAGTCTTGGCCGCGTGGCAAAACTCAAGGATGCTACCGGTCGGTAGCGTCCACCGCCGTTTACCTCCGTGCCAGGTCGCCCACCCACTCAGTAGCTCATGGCTGCGCATGATGATACCGCCGGGCCCCTCTAGCTGTGGATACTCGCGCCGGAAATACGCAGCGGAGATGCCCGGATAGGTCAGCCCGGCCACTATCGCCACCATCAGTAGGGCATCGCTCTTGCCGCCGCCAGCTGCACCGCCGTAGCCGATCACATCAGCCACCGGCGGACACGGCTCTCCGCCGTCCCACGGGTGTGATAGACCGCAGGCGCGCATAAAGACCATCTGCCGGGCCTGCTGCCGCCAAGGGATGTCTATAGTAGTCATACGCTCATCACCTCACCACTGGCACGCATAATCATGCGCTGGCGCTACTACTCATCTGGCGGTACAAACCGCACCTGCAGCGGCCCGCCACCAGCCTGCTCTATGCCCAGCCGCTCACCGTAGCGTTTGGGAGCCAGTTTGCTTAAGTACCAGCGTCTGGCGTCGAACCTCAACCGCGACCGCTGTACATCCTCGCCTGCGTCGGTGTCGGCTATGGCCAGCACCTCATCGGCCATCGCATCCAGTCCCAGGTCTCTGGCTCGCGCGTATTGCGAGTAAAAGCCCTGGTAATCGTCGAGCGCCCACTGACGTACAGTCGCCTCATCCGGCATACCCTCATCACGGCATATAGATCGTAGGCTCTCGCCCCGCGATAGCCGCTCGCATATCGCTGTCGCCAGCTCAGGCGTATATTTACTAGGCCGGCCGCGCTTACGTCCTGTGCTCATAGTCACCACCCCCCTGTGTAAAGATATGCCGAACGGCATATTTAATGTTTGTGGTATTGTGGTATCATGGTATCAGACAACACCCGCCTGATCCTGGCGGGAAAAAACGGAGGTAACAAAATGACAAACATGACCATTCACGTTGTAGCCGCTGGCGGTCTCCCTGCCACCGTAGCCCCAGTCGATCGCGGCCCACGGGAGCGCGAACGCCACGAGGCAGACAGCGGGCCACCATCGGATCGTCATGAACTGTCCATTCCCCCGGGAAGACAAAATACTGTGCCCCGTCCCCGCATCTCTGGAGGACCCGGCGATGACCGGGGTCTATCTCCCGGGAAAGGGGTCAACCCGGGCGGCCCATCATGACGACGCGGTCATCTCTTCATCGCGCCCGTGGCCCTCCACGACCGGTTCCTGCGGGGGCTCGCGGCCCTCCCCCTTC